AACCCTCCGCTTACAAGGCGGACGCTCTGCCAATTGAGCTACAGAGGCATATACTGGCGGCGCGACGGGGTAACGATCCCCGGCTATCGGATCGACAATCCGACGTTCTCCCATTAAACTACCGCGCCTCAAATATGGCACCGCCCTAAGGATTTGCACCTTCGAAGTTCTGCACCTCTTACATCGCAGACAGAGCGGCAAAACTGGTGAGGGTAGGGGGAGTCGAACCCCCGTTGCCGGGTTGAGAGCCCGGTTTCCTTACCGCTAGAAGATACCCTCTGGCAGGCTACCGAGGTTCCGCCCCCCGCTAGGGAGTTTTGGAGACTCTCCTGATCCTAGATCGTAGCCTGTGTAATCTTTATTTCTCTCCTCTCCTGTACCTACGTGACGCTGCTTTCTTGATCGGGTGTCTGTGAATGTTGAACCACTTTCTCCAACCTGTGAAGGCGTCCCATTCGTCTCCACCCTTCATCTTTTCTCTATGACCCATCATTTGATCTTTTTCCACCATGGGTAGGTCATTGTAGCATTTCCAAGAACGTTTGTCAAGTGCGGATCGATCTTTACATTTGGCCCTTCATCTCGCTTGGGAGCCGAAACATGAAATGCCCCATTTCGCCACAGCTTCTCGAATTCTTCAATGTCCTCATCAGTCTCACAAAATACCTGCTTTATCCGGTGGAGGATCTCAACCTCATAGTTGATCCAGTCCTCACGCTTGTTGATCAGGCACTCATTGTACCCATCATCGTACCCTCCTCCAGGCGTCAATCTTTCCTTTTTCATACCCAGCATCATAGCCTTCATCAAATCCCTTTTTCTTATCCTCCATACTCATTGATTTAATTCCACCCCCTGGTTGAGGAAAGCCAACTTTCCTTCATTCCACATAGTATGGAGCTTCTGATAGTCCTCCTGAGAAAGCATTCCAACCTCAATCAGCAAGAAGTCCATGAGCCTGGCGAAGGTGTCTCTCCTGTAAGTAGCTAGAAACTCATACTTTTCCATCTGATCCTTGAAGCCATCACGATACCCTTGCTGATAGCCTCTCTCATACCCATCCCTAACCCCTTCAGACCTTGCTGAAGACACATCACTTCTCCGCATGATTCCTCCCTATGATCAACACTCCTACGGTAAGTATAGCATTTCCTAAGAAAAAGTTTCCATTCCAACCTCTAATCTAGCTGCTTTGTATCCATCCCAATATGCCTTGGAGAGATGTACAGCTACCCCCCTTCCCCCTAAGTCAGGATGCTGCCAGTATTCATCAAGAATCTTTACCCCATGCTGTCGCTCTAAAGTAACTCTTTTATGGTCAGGAGGGGAAAGACATTGTAAATTATCTAGTTTATTATTAGAAGGATCATTGTCTTTATGGTCTACATGATGCCCCTTGGGAATAGATCCTTTGAACGTCTCCCATACTAGACGATGTACTGCCCAATTCTTGGTCTTACCATACTGAGTCAAATGTGCAACTTTATAACCTTCTTCCGCTTTCTTAATGCCTCCATCAGGATATGTTACATCTACTCCTGCTCGTCTAGTCTGCCAACATCCTCCAGCTTTCATATTAGGATCACTTTTCCAAATCCTTCTAGCCTTAGATCTCACATTCCCCAGATTACTAACCTCATAATAGTCTTCGTATCCCGGGACCGGCTTCCATTCTTCTATCATACATTCTCCAGTGTTAAGATTAAGGGGTCACGAAGACCCCTTAATCGAGGAATTACTTCCTAACTAACCTTAATACGTGGGAGTAGTCAAACCAGTTATTTTTCCTGATTGATTAAGGAATCTGCCCACGTTTTCCGTGTAGGTCTTCATCAGAACCGAGAAGGAGTCACTACCAGGGATCCAGGCCATGTTGACACGCTCATCGATGCTGAACGGTCGGACCACACCACGCTCAATGGCTCCGAGGTTGAGGAAGAAGATCTGATCCGGCAGAGCAGCCCATGTTACGAGCCAAGGCCGACCCTCAAAAGTAGTCAACTCTTGCCGCGCACCAAGCTCAAGACGCATGTCGTTGAAGCGCCTGAACGGAAGGGCAATCTCTGTGTATCGATCGTATTGATCATGATTGCTGATCATTGCGAACCCGTCAAGGTTCTCAACAGCAGTCTCGATCATTAGCTGCTTGCGTAGGCGTCGAAGCATTGACTCGTCAAGAGCCACGCTACCTGCCGCAATCACCTTACTCTGGAGAATCGGGAAAGATGTCCGAGAGAGGTTGTAGATCGTTCCTGTGGCGTTAACCAGTGCAGGAAGACCTAGGGCAGTGATCTCGACAGGCGGTGCAGAACCACTCTGCTCGCCAGCAATGTACAGACCATCGTTGTCCGATACGGTTACGCTAGAAGCCAGGGTAACCGTAGCATTCGCAACGTTCCGGCTTGTGACACGAACGGGACCAGCAGTAATAGCACCTGTGGTGTTGTTCATGAACACAACTACCATTCCGTTTCGAACAGTACGAGAGTCGTCTACCGTGATGGTAGCGCCAGTCTGTCCACCATTAGCGTTAGTGATCCGGCCAGTTCCATCACCACGTAGGAATGTAGTTTCGAAGTTCGCGCCAGCCCGCTTCACAGCGTTGCTAATTGCGTCAGTGATCCCAGCCGCGAAGGCATCCTCGCCTCCACGCTTGGAAACGGCCTCGGCTAGACCAGAGAAAGTTACCGTATGGTAGTACTTCTTAGGCTCAACCTTAGCCTGCTTGATTTGCTCATTACCTGCGGCGGGAAGGGTGTTATCATCCTTCGATCGCCACCCACCACCAGACTCGTTACCAGCGATTCGGACAGCGAAGAATGCGCCCTCACCGCTAGGCTGGAATCGAGTATTCTCCTTCAGCCGACTGTGTACAGGAGCAGAAAGCTGCTGCATCTGACCAATAAAGTTAACAACATATCGACGTAGGAGCATATCGCCTAGGGTTTGGAAAGTAACCATTTGTTACTCCTATGCTACATCAGCCATCGGTAACGTTTACCTTTTACTGTCGGAATACTCTTCGAAGTACCTGAGCGAAGTTGTCATTGAATTCATCCTCAGACATTTCCGGTTCCGTGATGTTACCGTCATCGTCTGACTTGAACTTAGACATTCGCTCATCATCTAGAATACCTTTGACGAACTCTTCGTCACTGACAGCAGGGTCTACTACCGACTCTTCTGATTTATTGGTTTCTAGTTCATGGATTCTTGCCTTTAGCGCACCTCTAGGCTCACCGTATTCAACAAGAGCCAGCTTGTACCCCTCGACAATGTTGTCGCGCATGGTACCAGGCTCTTTTTCAATAGCATCCCAATCGACTAGATCCGGCAAGATTTCAGCGATCTGATTCTTGTCAGTTTCATCATAGTCGCCTGGTAGCGACTCAAGGATAGACTCTGAAAGCATCCGAGCATTTTCAAGCAGCATATCGGCTCGCTGATCCGCGAACGCTTCTGCTAGCTCATCACGCTGCTCACTAAAGAGCCGCGAGACTTCTCTCTCTGCCTGCTTTTCTGTCTTCTCTCCAGACTCAACTTCTTCGTCAATTCCCTTCAAGGCAGCATCTAGCTTCTCAACTAGGGGACGATACTTCTCATTCTCAGCGAGTGATCTCACCCTGTTGAGAATGTCAGCCTCTTCCTCAAGTGCCTCGATCTTCGAACGAAGCTCGTTCTCTCTGGCCGTAGATGATTCCGAATTGTTGAGGACTGTTTCCAGCTTCTCAGTCAGTTTGGCAACCTGATCTACCTTTTCCTTGAACCGATCGTAAGGAACGTTCTGAACAGTCTTCTGACTCTTCTCTTCCTTACTGCCTTTAGTGCTCGAATCTTCAGCCTTCTGAGTGGTCTTATCTTCCGATACTACCTCTTCAGTCTCTTCTGATTCGCTGTCGGTGGACGAGTCCGACTCCATTGATGCATTCAGTTGCTCAACGATTTCCGCTCCAGTCGGGGGCATAACAGCCTCCTTTCCTTGTTTTTACGCCACAAGTATCGGCTAATGAAATCATCTTTTACATGTCGGGAGATACACAACCTAACGGAAAGATGAATACACCCCTAATATTCTTTCTCTATTAAATAATCTCATTTCTCTTAAAGATTACGTATTTTTTAAAGTATAAACAAAGGGGCCTGGGTGGGGGAGGACACCACAGGCCCCGCCAGCGTGGAGAGGAGCACGCCGGTCTAATTGATCTTTAGCAAACCTTCCTTCGGTCCAATCTGAGTCGAAGGGTGCTTGGCTGCTGTGCCTCGTACCGGAGGCAAAGTCTTTGAAGCGGGCTGAGGTGTGTAGTCTACACGCCCACCAGCGGCCCCAGGACGCTCAGCAGTGCGACCTTTGAACTGATCCCTAGCCGCAGTACCTAACGCCGCTCTTTTCTTCCTGGCGAGTCTCCTGCGCTCTTTAGCTCTACGTTCCAGTACACTTTCACCCATGTCTACTCCTTGACTGGAGTCCACCTCTTGGAATCTGCAAGATCCTCTGACGTGACGACTGTCACAGAATCCTGATACTTGGAAGGGACTCTCTCGATATCGTCAGTGACACATACTGTACCAGCATCATCAACATACTTGAAATACGTACCAGCGAATGCCGGGGTGGCCACCAAACTTGCTACTAAAATCAAAACCTTAAACATTATTCTTCTCCCCAAACAAGGATTTCTTGGTTCGACGGGCGCGACGTGCAATCCAGTGTCATCGATTATATTGTCTTCACCAACTTCATCACGGCGCTTCTGACGTAATTCCTGTGCCATGTTCGCCATATCAGGAAGCTGGCGAATCAACCCTCGCTTCTTAACTGCTTCCCTCAATCGACTTAAAACTTGCTGGTTCATCTTAAATGTCCAAAAGGAATATACTCGGCAGAGTATCCTGCCTTGAGTAAACGATCTACCATCCTATGTGCTGCGTACTCGTTGTGGCTATGAATTACGATGTGACATCCTGAAAAACGATTACTATCCTGCTTCTCCATGAATCTCACAACCTCCATCCCACTGTACTCGCTCTTACTGCTCATGTAGATCTGACCTTCAAGGTCATGATCTAGATAGATTTTCTTCAAACGAAAAGCATAATCTTTGATAACGTCAATCGTCTCAGCGGCAGTCTTTGTCCATACAGTAGCGGGCAACTCATCTGCTGGCATCCTCTGATACGCCAAAGCTGCCCGATTAGGATCATCATCCATGAACAGTGTAAGATCACGTTCTTCCATTTCCTCCCCCGTAATCTTTTACTTATGCATCTTCTTCAAGGTCTGAGCCAATCTAGCTCGTCTACCAAGCTTCCCACCCTTCTTCGCAGCAGCAGCCAGGCGTCCAGCAGGGATCTTCTTTCCCTGAGGAACACCCATCTGTCGATGCAAAGCACCGGGATGCTTAACAGCCTTCTTGATCCAGTTAGCCATCACTAGTCCTTCTTGAGCAGCCTCAAGTTCCTAGGAGCATGGCCAATCTTCTCGATCGTCTCACCGATAGTCTTAGACGCAGAGAAGTTGGAATTGGTATGCTTCTTCACCGCCGAAGCTGCCTTTGATGTTTGCTTGTACGTAGGCCACCACGACACCTTGCTTCTAATCAAGCTGTCCAGCGACTTCGCCTTCTTTCGTAGTTTACCTGCGGCCATGCCGTAAACCTTTCTCCTTAGCTTTCTTAGCTAAAACAGAAGCTCTTGACTTCGCTTCAACAACCTTCCCACCCGGAGCAAATGCAAGACGGACCTTCTTCCCAGATTTGGGATAGGTCTTCCATCGATATTTTGTGCCAGAAGGAACAGGCACTACTTACTACCTCTACCGCTTTACTTTACTACGAAGAGATTTCGCAAGATTCTTAGCTGCACGCCGAGCTAACTTACCAGCCTTCTTCTTAGCCTTAGCAGCCCTAGCCTTAGCTTTCGCAGCCTTCTGTGCAGCAGTCATCTTCACAGCATCAGGCGAAGAACTTTTAGTAATATTCTTAGTCTTAACTACATTTACCTTCTGCGCCGAAGTGGAATCTGCCGCAGTCTTCTGAGCTACACCCGTAGAAGTCTTCTGAGCTACACCCGTAGAAGTCTTCTGAGCTACACCCGTAGAAGTCTTCATTTGTGAATATGAAGGAAGTGCCATTATCGCCTCCTAAGTCTTTCCCTGGCCCGTTCACGTAGACGTGCAGGAAGACCAGCATTTCCAACCCGTCTCTTCAGACGCTCTCGACGGTCTTTCCGCTCCGTGCGGGTAGCCGTTCGACGCCTTTCCCTATAACTGTTCATTCTGTCTCGTACAGTCAGCATTGATTCTCCTAGAAAGGCTTGAAGCGAGGCTTACGCTTCTTACCTACCAGTACTCTTTTCCGTTTCTTGTTAGGTCGCTGAGCATTGATCTCTGCCGAAGCCTTAGGCCCCGAAACAAATCCTTGACCAGCTTTAGGAGCATACCAGCCCTTGCTACGCAACCAATTCTGTCTTACCTTTTCCTTAAGAGCGGCCACTCTTCTTATCCATTTCCGCAGATCTCGGCCTTCTTGCTACAGACGGTGCAGCAAGACTTCCACCTTTTCCAGTAGGCCGTGAAAGACGCATCTTGTTGTCACGAATCTTCTTAGCTAATCTACCACGATTAGCCTTACGTCTCCGTCGATGTCCATAGTTACGCATCAACATACCACCTAAGTTACCAAAAGTTATCATTGCTACTGTCCACCGGCAGGGCCAGCACCGCCCATGCCGCCGCCAGCTTCAGCCATCATCATCTGGAGTCGCATCTGCTGTGCCTCACGGAACTCAATAGCCTGCTTGTACTCCTGAATCAGTAGCAAGAACACGTTCTGTTGATCCTCACTGAGATCCCAGAAGGCTTCACTCTGCTTCTCACGCACCAACAGCTCATGCATGACGTAAGGATCGTCTTCAATCATCGGCACCAACCGAGGATCGTTCAGCTTGTTCTGTTTGATGACACTGATCATCTTCTTCACACGGTCAATATGCGGACCCTGCGGTGTAAGGGCTTTCTTGAATCCTAACTCTTCCACAATAGCCTGCCTCAGACCGATATCGGGAATACTCATCAGAGACGGAGCATACTGGAGGAACTCAAGTACCTTGGCCTCCCGGGCTTCCTTAGAAACCAGGGCAAGACTAGCGGTATCAACACGTACCTGAACGTTATCGCTAAGGTCACTTCCACTGAATGTCAGAATGCTAGCCTTGCTAGCCTTTTCACGGGCCAAGATCCTAAGCTGCTCTGCGAAGTGAATATCTTCCCTCACATGCTTGATCGTCTCTTGTAGCAGAGCAGACCCTTCATCCTGCAAGGACTCATCCCATGCCTGGAGAATCGGGCTCCTACTCATCAATGCCTGCTTCCGCAAGATGTCGATCATAGCTGCTGAGTTTACACCTGTCGGCCTCTGTCCCCGAAGGATCTCCTCAGTACCAGCAATCGACTCCATCTCCGCTATCTGTTGCGCTCTCTCTTCAAGGGCTGCTTGCGGGAAGGGAGGTGGATATACCGGGGAGGGAGCGGCTCCAGCAGTCCTACGTGCGTCATATGTCCAAATGCCACCAGGGCGTCCTGACCACAGGTTCTCAGTGACTTGCGTACCCTTAGGAGCAATCCACGTAGCCACCGGCACCGTCCGTCGCCACATGATGAAAGTAGTGTCAATCTGGTTGATCCTCTTGAGTTTAGGGAGCAGCTTCGTAACCAAAGAACGTCCCCAGATGCTACCAGGCTGCGCTTCCCATCGGAACCGCACGTATGGATGCCACCGCTTAGGCCAGCGTGGATCATACGCCCTCGCACCCACGTCCTTCGGGGAGTCGTATAGAAGCTGATCTCCCACTGTGATCACAGTCCGACCCTTAGGCCACTTACCATTCGGCTTGCGGTCTAGGATCCGTACTACCGTGTACCCGTCCCAATGGTCTGGAGAGCCGATGTAGATAGAAGGACCGGGGCCTTCCACCAAATCAGTCACTCGCTCCCACCACCACATAGGTAGGCGCATCGGATTCTCTGACTTAACCTCATCCAAGGATCCTAAGTTCCAACCCTTGGCCTTCGTCATGCCAGCCTTGTTCTTAGGCAAGCTCAGATACTTGTCCTTGATGGAATCGATAGGAGCGAAATACTCACGCATCACCCATCCAATTCCACCATCCTGATCGTGCCACCAGTGCGCTGAAGGTAGATGCATCTCAAACGGAGATACGATGTTAGCTACGATCTCTCCGTACTTGTTCCCTTCCTCCAGTACCGGTCGGCCCTGCTCATCGTACTGAGGAACATCAATCTCTACCCGCTTAGGACGGATACCTCCAGGGATATCCTCTACCTGAATCTGAGTCTCTTTCTTAGTGACAGGAACCTTCATCCTACGAACCACCGTAGGATCATAGGCGATCTCCATCCAACACACTCCACAGTGGAGGATCAGCCTGGCAATCTCCCTATGCTTCTCTGGCATGTCCATAGCTTCCCACAAGTACTCAAGGGTAAGCTCTGATAGCTCAGCAGCACTCACGTCCTCATCCTGATCACTCTTTGAGGTAACCCTAGGGCGAGGCCGGTTCTCTGTCAGCAAAGCGATGTTGGTTTCAATGTACCTACCTAGAATATCATTCGTCGGCTTGGGAATGTTCTTCGAAGCTTCCTCAACCACAGACAGATTGTCTGCGTTGTCTACTGCCAACTTGGACACTAGTACATCGTTCATGTAGTGGCGTCCCTGTGAGAACATGATGTTTTCAATATTTCGGACTGCCCTTTGCCATTGCAAAGACTGACGATCTGAATTCAAAGAATCAGAATACATCTTCAGAGCGGGTCCAAGACGATCGTCCATCGGCTTCATCTCATCGATGGAGTGAAGTCGCCCACGCTTCCAATTGATGTTATAATCGACACCGCCTTCAGCCATATCTAACTTTCATTGTTCTGATGTCGTCTTTCGAACTCAGGAACAGCACCCTGAGTCAGAAGCTCCATCATATGGTCCGCATCATCGAAGTAGTGATCGTCGGTAATCCTGTCCAGCACCTCCCTATTGACCTTCGCTAGCTCCTGATTCTTCTTGATCTTATCAAGCTCATCAGGAGTAGGATCAGGTAGTGCCTCGTCTTCCTTTCTGTCAGCGTAGGCATCTGGAGCCTCTCTCGCTACCAGGGCATCCTGCAACCGTAGGATTTGCTCCTGCAACTCCCCGCAACGTTTCTCCAAATCTACCATACGCTCTTGGTTCTTTTCTAATGAAACTTCTAACCGGATAATTTGCTTCTCAAGTTCATGAACTTCCTCCCGCCACTGAGCTACAGACTTCGCCATCAGTAGTCCTCTTCATCATCGTCAAACAGATCACGCCTAGCTTCATCATAGCCAGTGATCGTACCTTCATCGATGAATACCCGGCCATCTCCCCGCTGTGCTGCCTCAATGATGGCCCGCTCATTGGATGTCAGATTCCCAGACTCACTCCGCTGGACTGCCTCAGCAGCCTCCTTACGAAGCTTGTTCTTTCCTGCCTTCAGCATCTTACTCAATGCTCTACCAGCATTACGTTCCAGCGCATCAGCCTTGTCCCGTGCCTTCTCCAATTTCCGTTCTTCACGGTCAATCAGGGCACGATTCTGCGCTTCATACTCTTCAGGATACTTTTCTCTCGACATCATACTCTCCTCTCAGAGAATTTTACACACATTCCTATTAAATAATGGCATTTCCTGAATTAATTACCTAAACATTCACCAAGGGCTTTCACTAACTTTATTATTTGCAACAGTCATATTTACTTGATCTTGCATAAGATCAGCCCACTCATGAGTACTCACACCATATCTGTGCTTAGTAGGGCGACCAAAAGAATAAACAGATTCAGCTACATCACTATTATATTTAGCAGTCCACCAATAAGTCAAATTTCTAGCTGACTCATACCTCTGCTGATTTTCACGATAATCTATAGGACGACCTTCATTGTAAATAGCTTTCATCTCTGCTGCTATAAGCGCCCTGTCCCACATAGCAACATCATAAATTGTAACAGGAGCAAATGAAGCTCCACTTGGATCAGTATAGTTATCCGCTCCTATACTAATCCACCCTGCATGATTATAATCCTGATCTATGTTAATATTTGAATCAGTAAGTAAAGAAGGACTATCTTTAACTCTTTCTCCGTCTAAATAAACTTTCATTGCTCCAGTAACACCACCACTCATATCAGAAGCTTCATCAAAAGCATAAGACATGCTAAACAAATGCCAACTATATGGAGATACAGCATATAGAGGTCCAAACTGTTGATTTTTTATTACATTCCTATTCTCTTTACCAATCTGCCACCTAAACCACACGTTACCAGTATTTACAAATACATACGCCCAAATAGGTCCAACACCGTTAGCTACTCCACCAGCATCATCATATCTAACTGCTGTCCTAGTAGCAATTGTAGATGTAGTTGTAACCTTCACCCAATACGCCATACTTAAACCACGACCAGAAATATTTAGATACTGTCCTATTCCAGATTTATTAGTAGCCATGATCTCATCACTACCATTAAAAGAAACAGAATTTCTCTCTTGATTAGGAGCATTCACATTAGCTGGCATCACTGCAAACATTACAAATTATCCAAAATATCAATAATTTCTTGTGGAATACTACTTACTTGATCTTTAAGGAAAATATATTCTTCACGTAATTCTAATTTAGTTTTTCCTGTATTAAATACAGTTCGACCAGCAGTACCCCATTTATTAAGATTAATATCCTTAACTTTAAGCTCTATAGTAATCTCTACAAAACCATCTACAATAGCATAAGAATAAGTATATTTCTTAGCTTCAATTTTAGGTTTTAACATTTCAATTCCTTATTCATTAATAGAACATATCAGCAGCTTTAGTAACAAGAATTCTATCCAAAACAGGCATATACATCAATGACCATAAATCAATCTTGTTTTCACCTTGACTAGGTGTTAACTGCCCACCACCAGGGAATAGATACTTACTAGACCATACAAAACTATAGAATCCATCATTCTTAGTTACCAGTTGAACAATTTGAGCTTCATCTGTAGCAGTTGGCAAATTAGCTGGAGTATGGATTGTCATTGGCCTTCGGATAGGTAGGAAAAATACGTTAGACTCATCCCAATCCATAGTAAGGTCTTTAGTATTACCATTCAACTCATATTCATGAGAAACAGCTTTAAATGTCTTAGTTTTACCTGTAACAGTAAGGTCAGCGGCAATATAAAAATTACCAGCATGATAACTCTCAGCATCACCAGTATGATTAATAAACTTCTTATTAACACCAGAAGTCATAATAGATTCAATACCAGTATTAATTGTTGCTGAATCTAAATCATCTAAGTAAATTCCACACTGATTATCTATTGTACCACCAGTAATAACCCCACTATTAGGATCTATAATACTGTAATGACGATACTCTTCAACAGTAGCATCCGTATCAACTCCTCCAATAAGCGAAGAACCAGAAACATAATTCTGAACCCTTTCAACAGTTAAAGGAGACGTAGCATCAGGTTGAAATGCTGGTGCAACAATAG